TCTAGGTTAACCATACTGCCTAGTTCTGGAATATAAAAACGTCTAGCGGCTTGCGGATCAACTGTATTCTCACCTTCGTCAGTGAAAATCTTTATAGTATATCCATTACCTTTTAATATTTTAAAAATATTATTTGCTATAGTTTCGCCACTAATCATACTAAAGTCCTTTAATGTATTTATGTTAAAAACACAAATGGCATGGGTTCAACTTTGTCCTCATCACTAAATGTATCTCTGAGTTCGTCATATGCATTCTCATCATATTGTGCTACTTGTTGAACAATTCTAACAACTAATAGTGTAGCCATTACAAGATCATCCTTTTCATTGTCTTTTCCACTGTAGCTACTACCCCTTGCTATAAATGTTTTTATCTCAGATAACAATGCATGACTGTATATTATCATTTTATCTGATTCAATCCAGTTTTTGAATTTACTACATGCCGCCAATTTACTTTTGTTTGTAGTAGTAAATCCTTTTCTATATGCTCTATTTTGTGCTCTAGGTTGACTTACAAATGTTCCTGGTATATTATCTTCGCCCATTTCTTGTATTACAACCAGTGCGGCTTCTCCAAGTGTATTGTTTTCTACACTCCAATATATTTCGCTATCTGGTGATTCTTCTTGTATAGTTTGTGCTATACCTTTTATAATTCTAATTTGATCTGTTATTGGTGTTTTGTTGTGCATCCATTCAGCTACTTGTTTCATACCAGGCATTTCAAAAACCTGTACTGCACTATTATCTCCACCTGTACCTAAACTAGGATCTAGTCCAATTACATAAGTCTTGCCCTTTACAATAGGTTTGTACCAACGTATTTGTCCTGTACGTTTATAAGGATCTTTGCTTTCCATTGTAACAAGTTTTAGCTGATTAATTAATGTTTCATCAGCTGTAATAAACTCACAACCATGCTCACGTCTAAAACGTTCTTCACCTATTTTTGCCGCTTCTTCTCTAGCCCAATCATCATCTCTATCTGGATGTTCTTGCCAATCAACTTTGATGCTTTTAAATCCATTTACACCTACTTCTTGTTCATTGCCAAACTCGTCCATAGTTTTTATAGCTTGTTTCCATATTTGTGCAAATTGATCATTATCTTGGTTTGGTGTACTTGTAATCATACACTTACCACCTGTTGATAATGTAGGACTAAGTGATGTCCAAAATTCTTGTGCAATCCTAGGTGGTACAAATGCAAACTCGTCTAAGTATACCAATGTAAGTGAAAGACCACGTCCTGTGTTGTCTGTTGTAGCTTGTGCAATAATACGGCTACCATTATCAAATTCCATACTGCCTTTGTTGTATGCTGTTACGCCTGCACGAATAAAATTTGGTAGTGTTTCATATGCAAATCGTATTCGTTGCATAATTTCTTGAGCACCTGAATATTTGTGTGCCGCGATTAGTATAGTACTGTCTGGTTTGAACATTGCATACCATAACAAATAACCAGCCGCACAGGTTGATTTGCCTGTTTGCCTTGGTAACATAGCAATACTAAATCTATGATTATGATATACATCTACTAGACGTTCTTGAAAGTCATACAAGTCAAACTTCATACGACCTTTAGTTGGATGTTGAATATAACAATGCTCTCGAAGAAAATGACCAGGGTCTTGCGTACAAGTGACCAATTCTTCCAGTTCTGCTTTTGTAAATTTTTCCCTTTGATAGGGCTTTTTGATTAGGTTAGTATCTACACTCATTATAGTAGTACTTATGTGTTATAAAAACTATCGTCTTTTCCGTTGAGATTGCATATAAGAACCTACATCTGCTCTTGGACTTGCACCAATATCTACTTCACCTTGGTCTTTTACATGTCCTGTGTCTAGTGCATCTTTACGATTTTGCATCATTCTTTTATACATATCAGAAGTCTGTTTTACTTCAGCTTCTCTATCCTTGCCGAGTCTTCCTATAAATTTATCAGTTCTCGCCTCTTGATCCTTGTATCCTTTAACTACACGTCGATGTAAGTCGAGTGGTACAGTTTTTTGTGTAGTTGTTACTGGACTATCAGGATCACCAGGATCTTCAAATAATTCGGACATTCTCATTTTAGAGACCTGCTAGTTTTTTTGTTCTACTAAGATCTACACTTTCACCAGCGGCAATGGCGGCATTTCTACGCTCAGCTCTTTCTCGTTCACGTTTTTGTTGTGCCTCAAGTTCTGCTCTAGGAATAGCAAACCCATATTTTTGAAATAATGCGTCTCTTTCTTTTCTAGATTGTATATTTCTTCCAAATGCATCAACTGCCAAATCATCTACTTTTGGCTCATCAGTACCCGCTCCGGCATCAATTTCATCTGCTCCATCGATATTTGGATCTTTTGGTTCTGGCATACCTGCATCAATTTCGTCTGCTCCATCAATATCTGGATCTGGAATACCTATATCAAGTTCTGGCATGTCTGGTGGAGTAGTTGTTATTGGTCCAATCGCATCTGGTGGTCTTGTTCCTGTCTTAGGTTTTGGAGTAGTTATTGGTCCAATCGCATCTGGTGGTCTTGTTCCTATTGGATCTGCTCCAATGTTAATTTCATCTGCTCCGTCAATATCTGGATTCATTTTTGGTGCCTTAAGAATAGCTTGTAGTCCAGCATCAATTTCATCTGCACCTGCTATATTTGGATTTTGCATTTTTCGATCTTTAGCAAAGTCTGATGGTCTTTCATCTAACTTGTACTCTTCGTAAATACCTGCAAGTTGTTCTATTCTTCGTAGGCTTTCACTTTTTATGCCTGCTTTTTTCCTTGCCGCTTCGGCATCATCACCGCCAATAATATCACCTGTTTTCATATCAGTAACAGTACCAAATTTGTCAACTTCTAGTGTTGTTGCTATTCCTCCGACTGTACCTCCTACTAGAGAACCTATTTGATCCATTGGCAATCCAACTTCATCAGCATATCTTTGAGCATCTGCTCTCATTTGTTTTGTAACTTTAGGTGCCTCAGGTTTTTTATCTGCCTTTGGAGCAACAGGTGCCTTTGGTTTTACGTCTGGTGTAGTAGTTATTGGTCCAATCGCATCTGGTGGTTTAGTACCTACTGGGTCTGGTGCAGGAGCAGGTTCTCCCATTCCTCCCATTGGATCACTTGGTGGTATTGGTTTAGGTTCTGGTTTTGGAGCTGGTTCACCCATACCTCCCATAGGATCACCTTCGCCTTCATCGCCTGGTGCACCGCCAAATGGATCAAAACGTGGATTTTCTTTAGGTGGTGTAGGCTGTGGAACTGGCTCACCTACTTTTGGTGGAGTTGTTGTTCCTGGACCAATTGCATCCGGTGGTCTTGTACCTCTGCGTGATCTGTCAGATGGTCTTTCATCTAACTTATATGCTTCGTAAATACCAGAAAGTTGTTTGATTCTATCTAGTTCGTTCATTTTATTTTCCTCTAGTTCTGACAAAAAGCCTTTTAGTTTATCTTCTGGACAACTCATCAGTAATTCTTCGATTGCTGTTTGGTCACCCATTTCTATATCTCTGATTATTTGATCTACTACTTGATCAATTAATGCCTGGTCAACTGCTTCGTTAACTGATTCCATTGGTACAATTCTACCAGCTCTATCAAGTACTTGATATAATGCTGAAATGTGTTTTCTAAATGTTGTAAGTTGGTCATTTAAATCACCAACACCAGTTGAATCCATATCAGAATCAAGTGCATCTAATTCGTCAACTTCAGTGTTTAGTTGTTCAAGTGCTTGGAAAATATCATTGAGTGTATTGTGTTTTTCCATATCAACACTGTCTTCGTTAATTTTTGATTCGCCTATAATTTCTGGAAGTTTAATAATATCATCATCTGCTTTTATTGCTTTTTTAGCACTTGCTACATCACCTTTATCAACATAAAGTTTTCCATCTTTAAAACTACAATCAATACCTGCTTCTTTACAAACAGCTATAATTTTACCTTCGTAGCCTTCAGACAAATATTTTCTAAATCTTTTTTCTATCATTGTTTCATCTCTCTAATTGAATCAGTGCCTATAAGTTGCTTTAGTCTTGTAATTTCTGGAGATTCTCTTTTCATTGAATCTAAGTTCATTGGTTTTAGATAGCTCTTTGGATCTGCTTTCGGTAATACTGGGTCGCGTGGATCAATTTTAGTGTCGTCTCTGCCTGGAACATATTCCAATGATTTGCCGACTATATTGCCTTCTCTGTCTACTATATTATAACCCATTCCACCGGGCTTAGGAACTCTTTTTAAATCTCGTAATGAGCCTCTACCTTGTATCATTTTTAACATTTTGTTCAAGTCGTTTTCGTTAAATGTTTCTTTTCCAGCATCATCATCAGTTTTTGTTTCTGCTACTGACTCACCAAATACGCCTGCTATTCCTAATGCTTTATTAATTAAATTGTGTGCGCCGTCTTGGTCTTCAAATCCTTCTTCGTCTGCGAAATCTACATCACTGCTATGAAAAATTCTATCACTAGCATCAACACCAGCTTTTTTCATTGCATCTGCTAATTCATTAGGATCTGCTGTTTTTATAATTTCAACATTATCTACTTGCATCTTAACCATGCCGTCGATTGCATTAAAATATACAAACATTGGTTCACGTTCTTCATTCATACCAAGTTTTTGTTTTGTTGATTCAACTTCTATATGTGCCATTGCATCATAGTGTGCATCTTCCAATGCACCATATAGATTGTCAAATGCTTCCTGTATAGCACCAAAGTCTTGATTACCACCAATGTCAACCACTGCTTTAGCCATCTGACCTTCGTCTCTGAATACTTTTTGCAATCGATCAATTTGATCCATTGCTTTATCAAATGTGCTTTGGACTCTCATTTCTTGGCTGGTTGGCATAATTATATTCCTGCTAGCGTTCTAAGATCGCTTATATCAGCTGATTCTTGTGGTGGGGTATCATCAATATATTTCATAAGAGCTTGTCCACACTCTTCTACATTTCCGCCTTCCATACCCATTGCTTTACAAAGTGGGTTTATGATATCGCGGTATAGTGCATCATGCTCAGGTGAATCCATCCATGCTGTGCCACCATCGATATCAATTGCCTCTGTTTCTTCATCATCACTCATACCGCTAGTATCGAAACGATCTGTAAACTTATCATGATAATCAACTACAATATCAACGTCTGCCATGTTATCTCTGGCTCCCATTTGCCAAGCTTCATCTGGAGTAATGTTGTGTTTATTAATAACTGCCATTAATTCACTTGGCGTATCTTCACTCCATTTAGCAAATCTCAGGTCAACGTCTTGTTTGCCAGCAACGCCAGTTACGGCACCATCATCATCATACTTGTCATCTGAATAATCATATTCGCCTGGAAATGGCGCTTCGTCTACTTGTTGTGCGCCAGCAAGTGCTCTGAGTCTGTCTAGGTCTGCACTATCTTTTACTTTGTATTTCTTGCCGTCTACTGTAAAGCTGTCATCACCATCTTCTTCAGCATCAATTTTTGCTTTGATAAATTTGTTTGCTTCGTTTGGCTCTTCTGCAACCTTTTGTTCAGCAACTTCATCGTCATGCGGAATTGTATTGCCTTCTGCATCTTTTTGATGATGTTCAACTATTTTGTATTGTTTCCATGCTTCAGTAATATCTTGTACTTTGTGATCAGCATATACGTTTTCCATTTTTACTGGCTGTCCATTTGCACCCAAATATCTTCTAAGGCTTAGGTCAGCAGGACTACCTAGTGTACCTTTATATTCCTCAGGTTCGCCAGCATATTCGTCACCGCTATTGGCAAATCCTTCTTCTTCTACAGGAGCTTCGCCTTGTAGTTGGTTTAATTGCTCTGGAGTTACCAATGCAATTAATGTTCTCATACCATCGGAATCGCTAGGTAATTGTTCTTGCACTGGTGTGTCATATGGGGACTTTGAAACTCCTGCTAGTTTAATTAAGTCTTGTAAATTCATTTTTTCACACCTTATATTCTTTGTTTATTTCACCTTTGGGTTGTTCTTTGACAAATTTGTCAACGAAGTCATTCCCATAGTGTTCACTGTGATCTACCTTTTCGGCATCACTGTATTCAGCATCAGCTAATACGCTCTTTGGTTCTTCGTCAGTTGTTTCTTCAACATCGTTCCAAAGCTCTTCTGATTCATTCATATTGTTAATAATAATACTTCCTACTGGACAACCACAAATTCTACAAATTTCTTCTTGTAGTGCGTTTGGAGTAGCAGGCAATTTAAGTTCCATATCGCAAATAAAAACTTCATTTGGACCTACATCACCAAATCCTCTAGGTTTGCTTTGCATAATTGTCTTTTTACAAGCACTTATGCTTTCTACATTATACTTTTTCATATGCGACTCAATTCTGTCCATATGCTCATCTGAAATCTCATTTAGACTACGAAGTCTAAACTTGTAGCTTTTCTCAGATTCTGCTAGATATTGTTTCAAACTTTTCATCGCTGTTTCCTTCATTGTAATTATTTATCCGATTTATTCATTTTATCGATGACTGCATTTATCAATGTATTACGGTCTTCAAACTCTTCTGCTTCACCTTGTATAGCTGTATCTCCGCCTTTTACTTTGGCTTCAGCATGGTCCAACTTGGCTTTTTGCAGTTGTAGTTGTACCATTTTAAGTTTTTTGTCCATTTTTGCTGTTTTGGCTGTGATAGCATTGGTCATCATTTTGCTGGCTGTATCAAATATAGCCGCGGCATGTCTATCTTCTACATTTTGTCCAAGGTCCATTAGGTCCTGAAAGGCATGCATGGCTTTGTCCGCATATTTGTCCATATCACTGTCTAATGCTTCCAAGTCTCTAACTTGAGGAAGTGCGGCATCTATTTTATCAGCTACATCCAATTGTTCTTGCATCTTTGTTAAATCTAAACTTGTTGTAATCTCTTCTTGATCTGTTGGATATTGTGAGTTTACTTCATTTTCATTTGGAGGTAAATTAAATACTTCTTCAATTTTTTTGGTCATCTTCTTTTTCTCTTCTTAGGTTGATTAAACAATTCATTTTCTGTTAAAACTCTAAACCCTACACCCTGTCTTTTACAGTAGACTTTTGCGGCTTGCCATTTTGCTTCGTTTACTATAGCTGATGCTTTTTGCATCGGACTTCTAGCATATGCTAGTGTTTGTCCAGCTGGTTTAATTTCAATCATCTCCGCTTTGCGTTTTTTATCTTTATCTTCATATACTATAAAAAAGTCTGGCACATAATGAGTGTTTTTACCCGTAGCTGGATTACGATATGGTATTTTATGAGCTTCGCTTGCCCAGGCAAGTATGTTTGGATGCGAGTCTAACATACGCATAAATTTTAATTCCCAGCCACTTCGATACTTTGGGCGGTGTTTGCCCACATATTTACGAGGATTTTTGACCTCATATATGCCTTGTTGAAAGTTATTTGCCATTGTAGTAGTATTTATTACTACTTTTATTCCTCAGGCGCTTGGTTAGATTCCACTATAAATGACTTTCCGTCTTTGTTTTGCAAACTTGTTCCTGGTGGTATATCACCTACATATTCCTGAATTTGTCCGGTAGGATTATTAGCTATTGCATTTACTACTGTACCTCTATTAGCCACTGTGCCTGGAATAGTACTTTGTAATGCTTGACGTTGGGCTTGTTGAGCATTGATCAATTCAGCGGATACGACACCTATGTTTACATGTTCTGCTTGAAAACTTACAGAGTAAGATGCTGAACCACTTTGTGCATAATCAAATGTAGTATGTTGCACAGTGTTTACCATACAATTATAAAGCACAGTTGTTCTTCCACCTTGAGCTGAATCTTTGTTATGTATTCTAATCTGTTGATAATAAAATCTAGAATCAGGTGTAATAGTTTTTGCACCAAAAGGTTGAGCTTCACCTGCCGCAAACTTGCTGTTTAATATATTATAGCCACTGAAATTTACAGGATCTAAGTCATGAGCGCCTGTTTCTGGATGTCCAAAATAATGTCCTGCATATGCTTTCATCATTGTTTGAAACTGATTGTCTTTTGTATCATAGAAAACTATATTACAAGGACCAGGTGTCATTCTAGTGGGAACGTGTCTAATTCTATTGTATTGATTAATTGGCACAAGTCCATAATCAAAATCAGGCATAGTAACACTTACGACTCTATTGAATGTAAAAGTACGACCAAAGCTATCATCTTCCATACGGACATTTTCATTAAGCATGAATTCTAAACTGAAATTATAAAGTTGACGTGGAGTTTTGACCATTACTGGGTCATCTGCTCCAAAGTGCTCTGCGGCGGCATTGTATGGGCCGGTATTACTAGTTAATCCCATCTTTTGCTACCTTAATTAAGCCTGTGTACCACCGCCTGTTGCGTTACTTACTGTCTGATCTAAATCAGCACCTGTAAGTGTGGCGTTACCCGCGGCGTCAAAAATTTCTGCGTTGTCGTATCTAATACCTACTGTTACTTGTACCTGTTCACTGCTTGCATATGCCATATCACCATAGTTTATGTTTGCAATATAACAACCTGCAAGTTCAAATCTGTCTAACACTCCTGGTGTTGGACTTGCACCATCTAGTGTTTCCATAATAGTTTGGAATTTATAACTAGCACCTGCTCTTGGTGAACTTTGGTTTGCGTGGTCTACTTGTCTGTTGAGTTGTGAATTTAATTCTCTAAGCACTACACTATCAACGTCATCTCTAAGTACAATACTAACCGCTTCCCACATATGCTTACCTGCAAGATAGATTCTTGAATTGTATGCATCTAATGGAATCTCATCATGTGTGAGACTTGGTCTGGTTGTACTCATAACGCTTCTAGTAGGAGTAGCACTAAAGCCTTCGCCTACAAACGTCACTCTAAAACGATATTGTAGCTTAGGCATAATTGTTGTAGTGTTTCCTGAGTTGTCTGGAACACCTAATGTTGTAATAACTGCCATTTCGATCTCCTCATAATACCGGCTAATTGTATTTATTAAAAAACGCCAAAAAAAATGGACAGCCGAAGCCGTCCATTAAGTATTATGTTAATTTTTTATTAATTAGTTGAACTTAGTGTGCCTGTATTCACTAATCTAATCGGAACGTAAATAAATTCTGCCGCTTTTGCTGGTTCAATAGCAACATCAACATAAAATTCGTTACGATCAATTCTTGCCGGTGTGTTGTTTGTTTCGTCACAAACCACTGCAAAGTCATTAAGTCCTCTTCTACTTAAAATGTCTGCGAGGAATCTTTCGAAAACAACTTTGGCTCTTGCTCTAGTCTGTGCGTCATTGATTTCAAACAAGAATGGGCGAGCAATCTCATCAAATCTTTCTCTGAGATATGCAACCAATCTAGCAACATTAACTCTGTCCAAACTACTTGTTGTAGCATGTAGAGTTTTTTGTCCAAATACTACTGTACCTTGTCCAGGAAATGTTGTAATAGGATTCAGTTTTGCAGTATACATTGCATCACGTTGTCCTTGTGTAAGGCTGATTGCTTTAAATTCACCTTCTGTTGTAATATGTCCAACTGCACTTGCGTTTTGTACAACACCTCTTGTAGTTCCTGCTGGAGCAAACCATTGGAAACTAATGTTGTCATTGTATGCATATGTGTAAAGTGCCATATGACTTGCTGGAACAGTTACAGTGGCGCCACCTGCAGGTTCTGTTGTTTGTCCTGCTGGATAGTAAACTGCACTATATGTATTCTTAGTAACTAGTCCATCTTCACCATTCTCACTTGCACTACCACTATTGTTTGTCCAAGAAATAACATCTGTTGGATTCTTACGCATTGGTGAGTCAATAATAATAAATGCTGTCTCACCTCTATCACTGTTTAGTGTGACCATTTCGTCAACTAGTTCTGGATAGTTAGGTGAAGCAATTAAGCTATACTTGTACTGTGGATCTCTAAGATCTGTACCAGCAATAGCTGACTGCATTGCAGTTGCAATAACACCACGTTGTGCATATCTGCCAAAACGTCCACTTCCATCTGCATGATTAGAAGTACCATTTCTCCAAGCACTTGCTGTACCATTATATGCTCTTACGGTATTTTTACTCTGTGCCATATTGACAACCATCATACCTGCTGGATATACTGCCGGACTTGGTGCTCCTGTGATTGGTGCTCCACCGCCAGCTGTATCATCAATATCTGCAAACAATACACCTGTTGAAGTTGTTTGATCTGAGTTATCATGTAATACCCATGCACTGTTACCTGCATTTCTGACATAAATTTTTGGATATGCACGTTCATTTGCTTGATTTTGTCCAGCTAATGTTGTGTCAACCCATACGTCACCTCCACTAGGAGCCGTTGGAGCAGTTGTTGAATATGTTGCACTAGCGGCTACATATGCACCACCTGTTACTTTATATAGGTCTAAACTGTTGATTGTGTCATCAAACCAATATGTACCATCTGCCACTGTAGCAGTTGGAGTTGCGGCTTGTGCCAATACTGTAGTTGCTGAAATATCGCCTACTGCACCGCCGGCTACAATTTCTCTTACTACAATAGTTGCTTTTGTATTTGCTTGCATATCAAGTAGATAGTTACCAACTACGGCTGTTGATGTTGTAAGAACAGCAACACTTGATCCGTCTTGTGCAACAAAATCACCAATTGCGCCTGCGCCATCTGCCATTGTAGTTGAAATACCTTGAACAGTTGCGGCAATAAATGTATTGCTTGCATATGTGTTTAATGCTAATGCTAAACCATTACCTGGTCTTGTGGTTTTCACCCAAACATCGTTATCGCCTGGTCCAGTTGGAGCACTATAATGTTCATCATAGGTTACAGTTTCACCGCTACTTAAAACAGTATCACTATCTAATATTTCCCACGCACCACCTACGCCATAAAAATATTCAATACTCATTTGACGTGCGGCACTTACTGATGCTTCGTTGTCAACGTGTACAACAACAAGAAATGTTCCGTTTGTTGATGCACTTGCGGCTGTGGCTGGTGTGTGTACATCACCGCCAACATCTGTACCATCGTCTACATTAATTTCAACTGCTGGAATTTTGTTTACCCATTTACTAGTTGCGTTGTTGTATTGGTGAATACCAAACTTACTAGCATCTGTATCTAGCCATAATGTATTGGCTGTAGTATAAGCCGCCGTTGGTGCGGTTGTACTTGCTTCTAATTGTCCCAAACTTAAATCTGCCCTTACAACAAATGCTTGGTTACCTTGTCCTAGATAACTGTAAGCCGCCATAAGACCATATTCGCTGGTTTCACTGCCTTGTACTACACTAGCTCCGCTTGTGGTAAATGATGGATTACCAAAAAACTGTGAAAGTTCTCTTTGACTTGTTACTTTCACAACCTTGCCTGCTTGGGCACTTTTGGTAAATTTTGCAATACCGTCAGCTTCACTTCCTGTAGGATCTGTTTTGTCCTGACGTGTTGCAACCATTAGTAGTGGTACTGTACCAGCGCCGGGGGCACCATAGGCACTTTCATCTACTACGGATACATTTACACCAGGGGATACTAATACTGCCATGTCTTTCTCCTTATAAAAGTATTTGCTAGTAGTATTTACCTGGACCACTATATATCTGGGTGGTTATGTAGATTAACCTAGTAGTTAATGATTTAGTCAAAAAAATAGGACCCGTAGGTCCTATTTTTAGACATTGTATTGGTTATTAGCCAATAAACATTTTTGCTCTACTACCGTTAACGTCACGAGCAGTAATGCTATACCTAGTTGCGCCAGTAGTTGCAACATCAGTTTTAACATTAAGACCAGCTGATTTCATTTCGCTCATCCTTGCAGGAAGTTGCTGAATTCCAAATCTAGCTTTTGCGTCTTTGGCAGTTAAAGTTTTACCAGTACCTCTTAGATAAGTTTCCAAGAAAGTCTTCTGGTTAGTAGTTAGTTTTGTAAAAGCCATAATGTGCCTCCAGTTAAGTTTAAGGATTATTCCTTAGTATTCATGCAGTATAACACCACATAAATTAGTTGTCAACCTTTTTGTAGTTAAAATTTAACAGTTTTTCCTACTGTAAAATCTTTAGTCATTTCGTTGTAATAAGAATCTGGTATCTTCTTAGATTGGCAACAAGCTACCGTATTACAAGGATACCCGATTTCTTCGTATTGCCTGTTTTTTAATTTTTTAATAAATTCTAGTCTTCGTTGACTTTCGAATATTTCTTGCACAGTTTGAAACTTGACATTGCCTAATACAATATCATTGTTATCATCCAAACAACAAGGATACCAAGCACCATTTGGTGCAATGTAGGCTTCATGTTGTACTCTAGTAAACATTGGACAATCCATTTTACTTTGATCTAAATTTAGTTTTTCTTTATTCTTAAGAAAAGTTTTACGTTCAGCCCAAAACCCACTTTGGCTATGTCTTACATGAATACCATAAGGTTCAGTAATATGTTTTAAACTTGCTTTTACTTCTTCAAAATTACTGTAAGGTACTTCATCGTTCTGTACTTGATGAGGAGCATCTCGGAATAGTGCATTCACTGTTATGCTATACTCAAATGCAGGCATCACGTTAATTACAAAACGCATATCTGGATGATATTTTTCTCTCATTCTTAAAAAATATTTTAAATTTTTAATAACTGTGTTATAACTTATTTTTTTAACTGCACGATAACTGTCAGCATCATGTCCGTCTATGTTCAATTGAAATTCATATATTGCTTGTGTCTTACAAATGTCTTCACTTAATTTACGAGTCATCAGACCAAAGTTGCTCAACATGTTCAACTTTGTGTTGGGCAATTTTTGTTTGGCATAACTTAATATTTCAATGAAATCTTTGTTGTATATTGCTTCGCCATTTTCACTAAAATGCATTCCTTCTAAATCGTAATCAAATTGGCTTGCTTCATCTATAATTTTAAAAGCCATCTCTTTGGGCATGTCAAAATTATGGTTTGTGCCTCTACTAGTAGGACACCAAATACATTTTGCATTACATCTATTACTAAGTGCAAGATTTATATGTGTTAATTTCATTCACTTGAACACCGCATACCCAGTTCTTGGTCCAGGATAATTGCCTTTGTTATCTACAACATCAGCATCAATAAACCTATGGTTACTCCAACCATTGGCATTAATATTGCCTACTTTGCCTTTCCAAAAAGTATTCCAAGAAATAGTAACTCTAGGTGTATCTCCTTGAACTGGTTGAACCATATGACCTGTAGTACTGAGAAAAATTACAACATGATTTTTTAAATTGTTTTCATCACCAATCAAATCTTTTATACTATAATATGCTCTTCTAGTTCCTGTCCGCCAATAAGGAACTGGAGTTATTTCATTTTCAAATGTTAAATTTAAATTATCTTGTGTATCACTTAAAAACATAACACCACTAACAACACTAAAAGGATGTTGATGTAGATGATGCTCTTCGCCTTTTACTGATTGATTTGCCCAGCTTTCAGTAATTTGTAAATCTTCAAATGAATGAGTTGGATCATCCATCCAAAAATTTCTCAGATATTGTGCAGATTCATTTTTCAATGCTTCGCCTAGTTGTGCAAACTCTGGCATTTTACACATATCTTTTTCTTCTGTTATACTGTTTTTTATATTTTCTATTAATTCCAATTCGCTTACATTTTTTCTAACACTATCACAATCAACAGTATCAGACAAGTCTTTTACCAATATCGGAAGTTGGGCTATATTTAATGCTTGATCCATATGTGTACTTATCTAACCCCAATCTTTGAAGTCGCCAGCTTCTTCATTATCATTAAAGCCTTTGGTATAGGCAGTAATTTCTGCTGGTGTCATCATTTCCATTGGAATACATTCGCTTTGCATACTAGCGCCTGTATAATAATGAGGGTGATATCCTCTTTGATAGTAGCTGTCTGCTCCACCTCGGTCATAAGGACCACCATGTCTATCATCGTATGTCATATCTTTCTCCTATCCAAAAAACCATATTAACAATGCACCAACAACTATCCAAGGTGCATACTTCCATCCAATTTTTATTGCGC